CAATTTCAACCACATTTGCCGTAACCGAACAACCCGGTTCACACCAATCGATTGCATCACCCCGGATGTAACCCTCAAAAACCGGAACCGAACAACATTCATCATAAATTTTAACATCAACTTTTTTTCCGAATCCATCAACATCATCAATCAATTGCGTTTTGATGATATTATATCCATCATCGAAAAACGTTAATTCGGATGAAAACGAACGGGCCGAACGCCCGGCCGAATCCTCACGCCGTAATGTTATTTCAAAATTTGAAACACCATCAACACGGCCGGTGATCAACGTGTTATTAATTTTGATGATCATTGATGAATTCATATCCTATGCCTTATTTCGAATTCGTTGGTTTTTGTATTGAATCCGGGAAACGATCCCATTGATTCCACGTTCATCAATTGATAAATTCAAACCCTTTTGTTCACGAACGGCCCGTTCAATACCCTCCAATCGTTTTTCCATGGTTGATGTATTGAACCGGGTTGATTCGGAAATTGAATTGGCCAAAAATGGATTTCGCCCCATTTGGATTTGTTCCAACAACGGCCGGAATCGTTTTGTTTTTTCTTTATCAATCACGAATTCACCACGGTGAACAACACCGGCCGGTTCATATTTTCCACCATCACCCGTGTAACCACCCATGGCAAACGATCCGGCCGCCGCTTGGGCTTGGGCTTTGGCCGCAACCAAACCGGCCGCCAATGCAATCAATGTTGCCGCAATGGTGAATGGTGCCGCCGCACCACCCTCGGCCGCCGCTTTGGATATTGCCACGGCCGAATTGGCAACCAATTCAATGGCCGCCAATGCTTGTTGTGCCCGAACGAATTTTGCCCGTTTCTCATTCAATTTCGTTAAACGATCCTCCTCAATTTGTAACAATTCGGCATTCCCTTTTTCGGCAATCTTTGCGGCATCGGCAATCCGTTTTTGTTGCCCGGTGATTTGGGCATCGGTTTGTGCAATTTGGGCATCAATCACGGCATTGGCCAATTGCAATGTTGCTTTGGCCACATCCTCAATTCCTTTAATTATTGCATCACGCCGTTTTTTGGCATCCTCAATTGATGATTGGGTTAATTCATCATCCAATTGTGCCAATTGATCGTTGAAACCTTGGCGAACCTTTAAAATTTCCAAATCGGTTTCCTTTTCAAGTAATAAACGGCCCTCATTGGTTAAATTCCCGGCCGCCAATTCGGCATCACGCCGTGATTCAATTGCCGAAATTTCCAATGATTCACGTTGTGCCAATGATTGGCGAACATCAACCAAATTTTCATCCAATGCATCACGTAATGATTGTTTTTCGGTTTGGGTTTTGGCCTTTTCAAATTGTTCAAACAAAATTGCACGTTGGTTCAATAATTCATTGGTGAATTGCGCTTCGTTTTCAATTTGGGTTTCGAAATCGATTTGTTCAATTTCGGCCAACAATTGTTGCCGTTTCTTTGCGGCATCAATATCAATTGATGAAATTTCGTTGTTTGTATCATTGGCCAATTTGATTTTTTCCAATTTCCGGATTTGCTCAAATTGTTTTTCAATTTCGCCGGTTAATGTTCCGGATTCCCGGGCTTTCTCAATTCGATCGGTGATCGTGTTATCAATTGCATCGGATTGGATTTTTGCCAATTCCAAAACACGTTTTTTTTCATCCTCGGTGGATTGTGGTTTGGATAATTCAATTGGTTGTTTTTGGATTTCCAATGCCAAATCCCGGATTTCGTTTTTCAAATCCTTTAGCAAATCACGCCGTTGTTCCGCTAATTTTGCCGCCGCTTTGGCCGCCTTTTCATCCACATCCGATGTTATCCGGGTTGATTTTGCGGCATTGGATGCCAATTCATCGATTGCGTTTTGGGTTTCCGTGATTGCCGATTCGTTTTGGGAAATTTGTTCATCAATTTGATTTCGCCGGGCACGATTCCCGGATGCCAATGCCGCCGTTTGTTCGATGAAATCCGATGATGATAATTGCCCGGCCTTTCTTTGTGCCTCCAAACGGGCCGTTTCCCGGGCAACATTTGCATCACGTTGGTTTTGCAATATTTTTTCGGCCGCCAATTGTTTTTGGGTTTGTTCCAATCCCAATTTTTGTTCACTCAATCGAACAATGGCATTCCGGGATGCCTCCGATTCGGCCGCCGATTTTATGGATGTTGCCAATTTCAAATATTCGGCATCCAATGCCGCAATGAATTTGGTTTCATCCTTTATGTTTTTGATTGTTGTGCCATATTTGGAATTCAATTCATCAACCAATTTTTTCCGTTCGGTTGATCCGTTGTTTGCCTTTTTAATTTCGGCAACCAATTCATCCAATGCGGAAATTTCTTTGGCCGTTTCGGCATTGGCCAATTTTTGTGATTCGGCCAATGCCGATTGTGCATTCAATAATTGTTCGGTTGATTGTGCCGATTCATCCACGGCATCACCAAAATCGATGAAAAACGCCGCCGCCGTTGCAACAACCGATAATAACAAACCCAATGGGTTGGCACGAATCACGGCATTGAATGTTTTTTGTGCCGTGGTTGCAATCCCGGTTGCCGCCGCTTGTCTTTGCAAAGTATTCCCAAACAATGCCGTGGTTGTTGTTGCAACCCGGGTTGCCGCCGTTGAAACACCACGGGCAATTGCCAATGCACGTTCACGGGCAACCGATATCAATTTTTGGGCATTGGATATCAATTCAACTTGTAATGCCGTTTTTTGTTGCCCAACATAAAATGCAACGGCACCACCCAACAACAACAATGATGTTTTGTTTTCCTCAATGAATTCCGGGATTTGCCGGAAACCATCAATTAATTTGAATGCAGCATCCACGGCCGTTTCGAAAACGGGCAACAACCCGGTTCCAATATCACGTTTCAATTGTTCGAAATTTCCGGTTAATGTGGAAATCCGGCCGGCCGTTGAACCGGCCAATTTTTCGGTTAACCCAAAAAACCGGCCACCCTCCGATGTTAATGATTTGAACGCTTGTTCCAAATTGGCAAATGTGATTTTGCTTTCAGAACCCAATTTTTTCACGGCCGATTCCGAAACGCCAAATTGTTTTGCAAATTCCGTGATCACGGGCACACCGGCCTCCGTTAATTGGTTGATATCCTCGGCAAACAATGTTCCTTGCACACGGGCTTTGCCATAAATCACGGCCAATTCGTTGAAATCTTTGCCGGTTGCCGATGATACATCACCGATTCGTTGCAATGATGTGGTTAATTGATCCACCGGTTCACCGAATGCCAACAATGCTTTGCCGGCTTGGTTAACTTGTTCCGGTGTGAATGGTGTTTTGATGGAAAATTGTTCCAATTCGGCAAAAACTTCCTTTGCTTTCTCGGCCGAACCCAAAAATGTTTCCAATGATATTTGCACGGATTCATAATCGGCAACCGCTTTAATTGCACCACGGCCAAAATCAATTGCCGATGATGCAACCGATATTCCACCGAATGCCGCCGCCGCCCCGGTTAATGCCCGTTTCAAACCACCCAATTGGTTTTCGGCACCTTTTGTTGCACCACCCAAATCACGCAATTGTGATTTCACGGCATCCAATTCCCTTTTCAATCCGGTTGTATCGGCTTGTAATCGGAACAACACATTTTTCACACCATCGGCCATGATTTCAAGTTTTATTTTGATTCGTTTCGTTCATCCATAATCCGGAAAAACGTTGAAATGGTTTGGTAATATTCATCCGTGGATAATGATTCCAATGCTTTCATTTCGGAAACCTTGTTATCACAAATGATTTGATTGATGTAATTTATTTGATCGATGTATTTAACAACCTCAATTTGTGCAAAACCCGTTTGAATCTTTCGTTTGCCGGGCCGTTCGTTTTCAAATAATCGTGGATATCGGTTTCGGATAACTCCGAATATTTGGTTGTGAGTACGAATGCCCGTTGCAAAAAAAAATCCTTTAATTCCCCATCATTTTCCATCATTGCCATTTTCCGGGATTTCCAAACATCGTTGAAATCGTTTTCGTTTTCCCCATCAACCACAAAATAACATGATGCCAATTCCAACAATGTTTTTTCCTCCCCAATGTATTCCAACCGGAATTCCATTTCGGCCAAAATATTGAACAACTCAACGATGTTTCCATTGTTTGCATGTTTTTTCATGCCCTCAATCAATGTTTCCAAATGTTGTTTGTTCATGTTCATTTCGGCAAACCGGGTTGCAACCTCGGCCGATATGGCCCTCCGGGCCGGAATGGTTAATGGGTTGGTATATTCAAACCATTTGGTTCCATCATTGGCCGTGAAAACATGGTTTAATGGGATGATCGAACCGGTGATGTGGTTGGATGCAATGGATGGTGTTTTGGGTTTTCTTTTAAACCAATTCATTTTTTGCGTTTTGTTGGATTGGGTTTTTTGGTTTTGTTCAATGATGCCGTACAAATGGCATATGCCGATGATTCCGATTTCCCGGATTTTATCACATCAACAACACAACGTTCCAATTTTTTGGGCATCGTTTCACGTTTAAATTTCACCAAAAATAATCATTTCAATCGAATGAAATCATTGTGAAATGTCCAAAGGTAATAACGTAAACAATCCAACAAATGGGTTGATTTTGAATCCGATGTTTTATCAATATCACCGGATGATGTAGTTTCAACGTTTTGCAAATCGTGAATCAAAAATTGGCACGATCCATCAATGGTGAAATCCGGATGTTTTTGCAAAATGGAATTGAGTAACACCCGGGAATTTTTGATTGATGGGTTAACCGATGGAACCCGGAACGCCGATTTTGGCAAATCCAATTCATCCCGGATGATCATGTAATAATTCAATGTACCTTTTGTCATTGCCGAACGATTGGCACCGGATGCATCACCCGTAACCAAATAAAACACATCCCCGAATTCGGCCCGGATGGTTTGGCATAATTGGTAAACATCCGAATTCCTCAATCGGAATTCCCGGATGATTTGGATTTTTTCCCCGAACGATTGCCCGGCAATACATGTGATTGGATCAACATTGAAATCGAATGATAAAATGATCGGTTCATTGGGTTTGATTTGCAATCCGGGTTTCACCGTTTTGAATTTATTGAACCCGTATGCAAACGGCCGTTCAACATCAACAACATCCCAATCCCCATTCACGAAAACGGCCCGTGTGATATCATCCAAATTTTCCATTGCGGCCAAATATTCGGATGGCAATGTTGGATTGTCAATCATCAATGCACGTTTGTAGTAATATGATGGATTCAATTTTCCATCCATGGCCGGTTCATGGAATTCCGTTTTGGGCCATTGTTGTGATGGGTTGCACGTTAACAAAATCAAACGTGGTGGTTGATTGGGAATGATATGCCGCCCAACCCTCAATTTGCATTTTTCAAACGTTTTTTTTTGGATTTCTTGGGATTCCTCAATCAAAAAAAAATTGGTTTCCAATCCATCGAACCGTGTTAAATTTTTATCCATGTTGAAATTTTCCGGGAAAAATTCCAATGTTGATCCATTGGTGAATGTAACAATGTGATCGGTTTGATGATATGATCGAATAAACGATTTCGGGCACAACTTGAAAAACGTTGGAATGGTTGTTCGTTTCAATGATGGCAATGATTCACGAATCACGTGTGATTTTGAATTCGGGAATATTTTGGCCAATGCAATCAATGTTGCCAATGAAACAAACGTTTTTCCACCACCGGCCGCCCCCCCAAACATTAATGATTCATATTTGAACGAAAACACGGCATCCATGAATTCCAATTGTTTTGGATGTGGTTGAAATGCAACGTTCATTTGCCCATCATCATTGCATCGATCACATCGATGGATGCAACAATCCAAAATGATTTGCCATTGGCCATGTGGATGATGCAAGTTTTTTCACCATTGAAATCATCACAATCAATCCATGTGATGATTTGTTCCAAATCAATCCTCATTGGGAATGTTTCAAATTCATCCGGAACATCCAAACCCAATTGTTCGAATTGTGATCGGTTGGATGAATCAAAAATCCCGTTGCAAACCAAAAAATTCCTCACAATTCCAAACTCAATTTTTCCATCAAAACGTTGTGAACATCAACCCAAAATTGGATTGATCCATCATTCATTGTTTTGTGGTTTTTGTAGGTGATCCCGGAATCCAAACATGAATCAATTTGTGATTCGGCATGTTTGATTGCATTGGCAACCCCGTGGTGTTTGTCAATTAATTTATCGGCCGTTTCAATCACGGCATTCGAAACATCAATCATGGCAATTTGGTTTTTCAAATTTAACCAAATGATTTAAAATTTCATCCTCCAATTTTTTTTTGGGATTGGATTGCCCCAATTCAAAAACCCGGATGATCATATCATGTTCGGCCTCAATCAAATTTTCGATTTTGAAATAAAGTTGAACCGGGATGGTTCCATCATCGATCATGGAAACGTAATCCAACAATTGGTTCAATGGTGTTTTTGCCATTAATTGAATTCAATGATTTGATCCCCAATTTTGAAAACTTGTTTTTCCCCGGAAACATCAATGTTCAATTGATCACCCCAATTTGCCGGATCGGTGTTTTTCAATGCAAAAATCACGGCCGTTGGATTCGGCCCAACATAACGCCGTTTTTTCATCACACGTTTCCCATTCAATTCACCGGTTTTGCCATAAATTTCCAACGTTTCGGATTCATCAACCCAATATCCCGTTATCAAACGTGTTAAACCATCGATTGATTTTTCACGGATTGATTCCTTACCAATTTTGTTGTGTTGTTCCTTTGCTTTTTTGTAACGTTCGG